AAAAAGCGTCTTTTTTTCCGTACACAACACGAAATGGCAAGACACGCACCATTTTTTTCATCCCTTTACAGAATTTTTCAGTTGCGTTGCATAAATTTTCACACCCTCGTTCATTTTTTTAGCGTTTTCTGGCAGTTTTTCGTACCATTCCAGCAAATTATCAGCATTGGTTTCTCTTTGACTATCATTTCTCAACCCTAGAAGATAATGAAATCTGTTCCGTTTCCGCAAACCATTTCTTAACTTCTTCATAATCTTGCATAACTTTAACCTTTGCATCATACTCACTATAACCCTCCTTTTCTATCAAATATCTCTCTAATGCATAATCAGCATATTGTTGGTATTCGTGTTTATCTTTCATATTACTCTTCTCCTTCTTCTACATAATAAAGAGTTCTTGGTTCTATTTCTTTGATATTCGTAATGTTACCATATCTACTCAATGACTCTTCACTTATTTTCCCTTTCAATTCGGGCTTGTTTTGAAAGGTCACCTCGTACATTTTCTGTTGATAACTCTTGAGTGGTGAATTCTTCATGATAAAATGTAAATTACTAATGCACCTATTACAAGTACTATGATCGCAAGTACTAACATCCAAATTACTTCTGCAAGCATAATATTTCTTCCTTTCTCAATTCATCCATGATGGTGTTTCTTTGTTTGTGTTCTGTGCAATATCAATCATGAAACTTGTCTTGCAACCACATGAACCTTTTGCAAATGGATTGTTGAACTTCAATCCACGATCCATAAGATTATAACTCCAATCAATTTCTGTTTCTCCAATGTAAAGATTTGACTTCTTATCTACAAGTATACTCAATCCTTCTGACTCATAAAACAAATCAAATTTTCCTTTGCGATTATCGAAATCAAGTGTATAAGTAAACCCTGAACAACCTCCGCCTTTGACTCCCATTCTTACTGCGACTGTTTCTGGGTTCAACCCGTCACGTATCATTATTTTTCGTATCTCTTTTGCAGCGGAGTTTGTAAATGAAATCATGGGTATGCATATGGTCTAGGTCTTATCCAAGGATTGTTCTCTGGGTCATAGAGTTTTGTTTTGACTTCGAGCTGGTTGGTGCATCGACTCACACATTCATTCCATTTTTGATAAGACGTTATGGGATAACATTGAAGGTCACGAATTCTTTGAGTATCTATCTCACACCTTGGGGATTGTAATGTCTGACAGGCAGAAATGAATATTCCTATGACGATTATAATTAGGTTGGTTTTGTAGACCATGATTGACGTTGGTCAGATTATCCTGCTATTTCCATTATGGTGATAGAACTTGAGTGTTTGTACTGGTCTGTTCCTGCTGCTCTATTTAACCACAATACCCTTGAAGTAGCACTACGATTTCCAGCTTCTGTTTTTCCTAAGAGTTCAATTGTACAAGCACCAGAAGAGTAACTTGCAGGAGTGTATAGAAGTGTATATGCAACATTCTGAACATGCTCTCTTGCATCATTATCTTCGGACTCCATTGAATGTCCAAACAATCCACTATCACCTTCTGTTCCAATTACTGCATCAGAATTTGTTCTGTCAACTAATCGGAAAGAACCTGTAGCATTATCTCCGTCCATTCCTATTGTAAGAGAACAAGTAATAAGTAATTTACTTCCTGTTGTGCATCCAGAAATTGTGGTTCTAAATCCATCTGATGCAGTTACATATCCACCGGCACTAGTATAAGTTTGGTCAAATTGTGTAAAACTTGAACTATTATCACCATTTACCCAATGTTGAGCATTTTGAAAGCAATGAACTTGCAAAACCATACCAGCAGGAAAAGTTACAGCACTTCCTAATGTCAGTCCAGAAGAAGTTCCAGTTGTAATATGTGCTGTCCCTGCTTGGTCTTGTATTTTCAACGACCCACTGGACGCTGGTTTGAGTATCAAATCACCCATCGTTTGGTTCCTTCGGCCATGGTGTTGTGTTGTCTTCTTTCACTAAGGGGAGTCCGTCCTCTGTAAGAATGTCAAATGTTGGTGAGTATGTTTGTGGCAAGTTTCTCAATGCAACGCAATAGTCTTTCCACTCTTGACTTGGTGACAGGTCAGAACGAAATCTCCAATCTGTCAATGCAATTCTACGATTACGTTCTTCACGGAGTTCTTTGAGAGGTTCTGCAACTCGTAGTTCTGCGATTTTTGTATGAAGTTCTTCGTCAGTTGGTTTTTCACTATTTTCATCCAACCATGTCAAACCACTTACTTCTTCACCCTGAATAGTCCATTGACAGTTTGGTTTGAGAGAGAGTAACGCCTCAACCAAAAACGTCAGGTCACTCATGCTGCAATCTCCTTTATGGTAGCAGATGTTAATGGTCGCCATCTACCATTTGTATCTCCACCACTCGTATTTTTTCCAATATTAAGATATACTGGATAAGAAGCAGTATAAGGTCTTGGATGAAAAGCATAAGTCAATGTTGTTCCTGCAGCGACACTTGGTGAGTCCAGAAAAGACGCCGTAACACCTTGAGGTGCATAGTCATCTCCCGAAAACCCAGGCACATTAAACCAACAACTCCAACTAAGTGTTCCATCTCTTGTCGCAGTTACTTCTGCATAACCTGTTCCATCGTTTCTATACAATCTTACACCAACTCCCTCTGCACCACCTTCTGCACAACCCCAAAATTGATTTGTCTCAACCAATATTTTACTGTTAGCCTTCTTAGTGATAAATGATGGATTCAAACTGGAAATTGCTGTTGTCCAATTTTCATTATTAAATGTTTCGGTAGCAGTTTTTGTTGTTTGTGCGATCTGTATAATATGATGAGTAGGAAATACTACGTCTGAGTGAACAGTCGCTTCACCTGTCCCAGATTGTGTCGCAAAGTTTTTTCCATTGATTTTGAATGTCGCCATGATAGAACTATTTATTTTCTTTCGTTCATTAACACAATCCCCATTCGCAAGGACGAAAGTAAATTGACCCCATGAACCCTAAAATAATTGGTGCAAGTCCAATCAGATACCCAGCAGTGAAAAAGAAAACAATGTAACTTTCCCAACTTGTAAGTGCGTAAATTATTCGGTTCGCCCTTCTTTTGAAGGCAATTCTGTTTCGTGATTCCATATGTAAAACTCTAAGTTTCCTCCAAGAGTGTGTGCTTTTCTGAACTTACCATCAAGGTCACCCTCTCGTATTTTTTGACTTCTTTTAAAATTTTCTCCGACTCCCTCTATGATTACTTCTTCACCCATCTGTTTTCTCCCCTCAATTTGTTCTAAAGAGTCATGCATTTCTCTTTCGTAAGGAATCTTGTAACTGGTCGGCTCTTTGTCTGTGTCGTGAATCACCCAAAGGTAAATCCAGTTAGGTTCGTCTACCCAATGTGCAAGATGATAGGATGTCTTTTCAGATGGACTTTCTAACTTTGGTTTTCCAAGAAGAGTCGTATAGGAGACATAGATGCTTACAGTCAGTCCTAATGACAACGGAACGAACCAGAGTAAAAACTTTGGATTTCCTCGATTCTCAATCATCAACCAGAGTGAGATTGCAACAAAGGTAAACAATCCTGAGATAAGAAGTTCAATCATCGGGATTCTTTATTCTATGTGAGATCAAATAGAATTGTTCCAGAGTGTTCCTCAACGTTATCAGTTGTTCTTTGATGCCAGGGTTTGTGAACTTGTTTGAGGGTATTGGAAATGGCTCTGTCTCTTTCTCTGGCAGTTTTTCCTCTGAGTTTTTTGAGTTCATCTCGTGTCCATAATTTGTTGTCAATGTATCTTCGTGCTTCTTCGTAGTTCATCAAAGGAGGCCCATCATAAGATGTTTGTAAGTAGTAATGGTCTTTTTCTTCTTCGATATTCATCAGTTCGGCATCTGAAAAAGTGCGTTGACCCAAGGTTGTGGTTGTTTTCTTGCAAATACCACCCATCCAAAGGACTCTTTTTCTTTAAAGTTTTTCTCTCTAAATTCATCCATCGATCCACCAGTTGTCAAAACATCGTCAATTATGAGATAAGGATGTTCTGCATTCTGTGTAGAGTATTCATTCAACCATCTACTAAGTTCTACTCCACCTCTTGGAATACCGATTGCGGCCTGAAATGGTCTTGTTTCAATCTCAAAAATCATCCTTGCAATGCATTTCCATTCATTAGGAAAAAGTGCATCACACTCTATCTTCCAGTGTAATTCATCACCAGAATGTCCAATAAAATCTTGTTCAGTAAACAAATATTTTTCTCTCACATGAAAATTACTCATAACTCCCCCTTAATTTTTACCAGAACTTCATTTGGATTTTCGGCTTCTGTTACTGTTCTTCCTAAAATGATCGTATTAGCACCAGCATCCTTTGCTTCTTTTGGTGTTCCTGTTCGTGATTGTCCTGACGTTTCTTTCTCAAATACTATTCCAGGGCAAATGTATCGGAATGATAAGGGTCCAGATAAATCGTGCGATATGATGGTTCTGAGGTCTGGAACAGGACAAATAAGGTCTTGAAAATTATATCGTCTGAGTTTGTTCATTGATTGTTCCCATACAGTATAAGAAGCATTTCTTAGAATCGCACGTTCTGTCTCGTAGTCCCATGATGTAAGAGATACGACACCAACCAATTTGATTTGATCAGACAAATTTTTTAGACGTTCAAATGTCTCCTGAGAATTATGAGCGCAGATAGATACCATCGTTCCACCACGATCAATCACTTTTTTGACCACTGTCTCAACTGTATTTGGTGTATCCCAGAGTTTGAAATCAACAAATAATTCTTTCTTGCGATACTTTGCCCAGTCCTCAGGCCATGCGATAATCTCATCCCAGAGCATATGATTAATTTTAAATCCGTCCACATAATCAACGATTTTGTGTGCAAGGTCTATTGATTTTTTTGTCTCAAGAGATACTATAATTTTTGGTTTTTTGTTACCATCCACCTACAGGCCCTCCAAATTGTCCCATCATTTTTTTACGTGTATACCTTATTTTATCATTTATCACTCTACCATCATTCTCAACTGTGAAACGTAAAAAGGTAAACTCTTGACCTTTTTTAGAGAATAATTTCGTACCCTCCCATACCACCGAATATGGGTTTACCTTATGCACTCTAATGTTCACATACAACGGAGGCGGTTCTGAACTATCATATGTATGTGTAGAGTAATAGTGAGCGTTGACAATATGTTCTCCCGATACAATACCCCGAATTGTCACCACTTCTCGATTTATTTCAACTATAACTGGTTTTCCATCGATGTAAATGTAGTCATTTCTGTTACCCAAATCGTCTTTATCAAGGTGCATAAAGTTTACTCTTGGGTCACGAAAATTTACAATTTTTCCAGTAGGGTCTTGTACATAAAGGTCTATGTCATCTTTTCTTGTATCATCCCATTCCATCACAATGATGAACTCTGCTTTACGATCAAAGTCCTCTTTCTTGGACTCTGGTTTTATCATCAAAAATGCAACTATAAAGAGAAAAGCAAAACCAATGAGAATATTAAAAAGTATGTCAATGAAACCGATTGTACTCTTGAACCTGTCATGAGTCGTAATCATATGAAGTTTCGTAATTCACCAACTGAATTTTCAAAATCAATGAGCAAATTAATCCTATAAGTGTAGTATAAAGAGCAGTAGACATACCCAAAGCCATCTGCGTTAGAGCATTTTGTAAAGTTTCTGTGTTGGAGACATCAATATTTTCAAATGCAGTTCCTAACATCAGCAAAAAACCTGTGACTGTTCCAATCATACCAAGTCCAAGTAAACTTTCTGCAATAAACCAGCCAACATTTTGATTACCCTGTCCTATATGAGTAATTTTTCCAACCCACGCCGAAGAAAAAACAAAAACTCCCAGAATTATGAATGAAATTTTAGTAGCATCTGACTCCCATAAGTGCAGATGTAAACCAAAAAAGTAAGATGCACTGAAAAAACTTATCAGTGTCACACAAAAAATCAACCACCACTTTAAAATTGGTGTATAACTTGAATAATTTTTGGTTTCTTCTTCGGAAAAAATATACATTTTTTTACCCAAATAATACTGAAATGGATTCGTCATGGTGAACTCTGCGAATTGCTTCAGCAAAAAGTTTTCCCACTGACAATAATCTCACTTTCTTGTTATCATATTGCGGAATAGAATCAGTGATGGTCAGCCCATCCATACGAGATGAGTTGATCGTTTTCATCCCTCCGTTGCTTAATACGCCGTGAGTTATATACGCTTGCACTTCTTCTGCACCATTGGCCAGGAGTGCATCTGCGCCCTTGACTAAAGTTCCACCTGTGTCCACTATATCGTCTACTATTATACATTGCTTCCCCTTGACTTTACCGATTACGTTCATTGCTTCACTTTCATTCGCTTTATCCCTGCGTTTGTCTATGATTGCAATGTCCAGATTTAAATCTTTCGCTAAAGACCTTGCCCTTGGAACTCCACCAGCATCGGGTGAAACGATAAGTGCGTTTCCGTTACTTACCATTGGTTTCTTTTTCAAATCTTTTACAAACAGAGGTTTGGACCTCAAGTCATCAACAGGAATATTGAAGAATCCTTGAATCTGTCCAGCGTGTAAATCCATAGTTAATACTCTATCTGCACCAGCAGTTTGAATCATGTCTGCAACTAATTTTGCTGATATTGGTGTTCTTGCAGCAGGTTTTCTATCTTGTCTCGCATAACCATAATAAGGCATGACAGCAGTGATACGACCAGCACTTGAACGTTTACAAGCATCAATGACAATCAACAATTCCATCAGATTGTCGTTTGCAGGATTACAAGTGCTCTGTATAATAAAGACATCCTCTCCACGAACATTTTGAAAAATCTCACAAAAGATTTCACCATCAGAAAATCGTGTTAGTTTCATGTCAGTTAAAGAAATGCCTGCATGGTTGGAAATATGGTTTGCAAGCAATTGATTTGAATTACCAGATAATAAAATCATTTAATAACTCTGTTTTAATCTCCATAACAAATACTCGTATGAAGATATAGGTTCATACTTATCGGGTTGGTTTGTCAGATTTTTCACGATGGTATCTTTATTTGGACCCACAAAATAAGGCATGGAGTATCTTGGTTTGTCAAGAACATTCATGACTCTATGCGGAGTAGAAATATAAGTATCATTTGTCCATCTTTGAAACATATCTGCAATGTTCAACACTATACTATTATCTATAACAGGGACTTCTACCCAATCATCATTTATTGGTTTGACAAACAGGCCTCCGCAATCTTGATAACGAAACAACATTGTAAATGTATCATAATCAGTATGTTCGTTTCCTCTCAATTGTTCATGTTTCACATGAGCATTATATTTGGGATAGTGTATAATTCTTGCAGTTGTAGTTCCATACAAATGTTTCTCAACCAAGAATCCTTTTTTCAATCTCAATGCATACTCAAACCTATCCATGAATTGAAAGGATAGAAACCTCATGATACGTTCTATTTTTTCTGCTTGTGTGCGAAACAATGGAATCTCTGTAGGCCAGTATTTGTTCTCCATGTCATATGGAGCTTTCCAGTTGTATGCTTCTTTCAAGTCGCCAGGTTTATCTGGATGCAACCATTCAGATTCCATCTCAGAATAACCAAGATTCTGTTCTACACCTGAATATTTGTATTTGTTTTTTGTTTCTTGTGGTAGGTCAAAAAATTCCTTGACTAAATCACCCCAAATATCAAAATCACTTTGCCATTGATTATAGACATTGATGAAAACCGCAAATCCAACTGTGGTGAATGCTTGATGCATCTTACGAGATACCGCAAGATCCATTTCACTAAAATCAATGATTGGTATTTCAGTCATAGAAGTGGCCAAACAGCAAAAAAAGTTATACCGATAAAACACACAACATATAACCAAGAATCTTTCAATTCTTGTTTCCAAGAGAAGGGATACTTTTTACCGAAAGCATCCCACTCTTGTTGTTTTAATTTTTGAAACTCTGTGAGTTCCACAATTTATTATTTAACAGGAAACTCAGAAGTGACACCCTTGACATAGAACTGCATTGTCTCCAACTCAGGTCTTGCAAGAACACCCGCCTTGATCTTGGAACCATCCTGTTTAGTGACTCCTTGATCAAATGGATAGTATGTTCCCATCTTGTCGTTGACCCAATCCATCTTGACTGTCTCAACTTTGTTGACTACTTCGCCAGGAACATTCTTACCCCAAGGTGAGAGTCCGACACAATTCTTGTCCAGACCCCAAGCCCATCGTTGACCCATCTTGAGTTTACCCTCTGCAAGTTGATCCACAATATGTTTGTATAACAGGTTCCAGTTGAACATCATACCAGTGATGTAACTGTTGGGTCCAAACTGTCCCATAGGTGCATCGTTACCCATACTCCACACGTTATCTAACTTTTCTGCAAGAGTAACTACTGAAGGTGAATCAGTTGTAGTAAACAAAATGTCGTTGCCTTGTTCTGCAAGAACCTTCGCAGCATCCATGTCTTTTGGTGGATCAAACCAAGAGTTGATCCATACGATTTCAACTTCAATGTCTGGATTGACTGACTGTGCTCCGATTGTCAGTGCATTAATGTTACGAATAATTTCTGGGATTGGGTGAGAACCAACAACTCCAATTTTGTTGGTCTTTGTCATCATACCGGCTGCAATACCTGAGAGGTATCTTGCTTGAAAGGAATGACACACGTAATTATCCATATTTGTGTCATTACCTTTGTACCCTGTAGCGTGCATGAAGATTGTCTTCTTGTTCTTTGCAGATGCACGAACCATAGGTTCCATGTAACCGAATGATGTTGCGAAAACAATGTCATGTTTTCTTGCGAGTTTCTTGAAAACTCTTTCACTGTCTGCTTCAGGTACAGATTCTACTCCCTCAACTGCATATCCATGTTTTGTGAGAGATTTGAATCCATCTGAATGTCTCATTGACCAACCACCATCATTTGATGGTCCTACTAAAACATATCCTACTGATATGTCCTTTGCAAACAAACCAGTTGCGAAAACAACCGCAACTAAACTAAGTAACAATTTTTTCATTGTACTCCTTCCGAGCGATTAAAATTTACACTATGACACCTTCCGTGTCAACCCTACAACATCATTATATAGGTGTATTCCACCATGACTCCCAAGGAAAATGAATCCATGTTCCTGAAGAGTCCTTTGCAATTTCGTTCACGTAATAATGTGGTTCAAAATTGCATTCGTTGTTCCACCAAAGAGTTGCGAATCTCACTTCCACTGGTAACTCTAGTGGTTGATTGATTCTTGGTCCTTTGATGTAACTTTTAATCCGATCAAAGGTTTCTCCTGAATCGCAAATATCATCTACGATAAGGACTCTTTCATCGGTTTTCTTTGGCAAGTAATCTTCCCATTCAGGAAAATCTCGCAAAGAAGCTTTGACAGGTTTGAAAGGTTTTTGCATCCAATGACTCATCATCACTCCTGGCGTCAATCCACCTCTTGACAAACCTACGATAACCTCTGGATTAAACCCATCCAGTAAAATTTCTCTGCAAAGAGTATTGACATCTCTTCTCATTTCATTCCACTTGTACCAAAGTTTTGTCATTGCACACCACCTATGAACACCTGAAAGTTTACTCCATATGAAATGACACAATAAGATTCGTAAGTAGGATGAAATTCTATCAACGTATATGTTCCTGTTTTTGGATTTACATACATATCAACTGAAACTGCAACGGGTCTTTTTGCAAGTCCTGTCTCAGTTCTTACTTTTGTGAGTTGAGATGCTTTAAATATTAACTCTTCATTTTTTGCTTTAATTGCTGAGAATGTCTCAATTTTGTCACTGCACATAATTGGTTTTTCATTCCATTCACCTGCTTGCGTAGTAGTATAACCAACCATACAAAATAATAGACATACAACCATAGATAATAATTTCATTCATTATGCTCCGAATATGTTTTTCCACATTTGTTTTGAGACATCTTTACCCAGATGTGCAATTGATTCAGTTAATGGAATTGACCTTGGACAAGCTTCTACACAATTTTGTGCGTTTCCACAAGACGATATACCACCCTCTTGCATCAGAGTATCCAATCGTTCTTTCTTTAGATTTTTTCCAGTTGGATGCATATTGAAGAGTCGTGCCTGACTCAATGCAGCGGCACCCAAGAAGTTGTTGTCCTTTGAGTATTGAGGACAGGCTTCCACACAACAACCGCAAGTCATGCATTTGGATAATTCGTATGCAACTTTTTGATGTGCAGGAAGTATTCTCTCGCCTGGACCAAGGTCATGATATCCGTCTACTGGAACCCATGCTTGGACTTTCTTGAGTGCATCAAACATTCTTGACCTGTCCACCGACAAGTCACGATTTACTGGAAACTTTGACATTGGTTCTAGTGTAATCGGCCATTTGAGTTTGTCAACCAATGCAGAACAGGACTGTCTGACCTGTCCGTTGATTCTCATTGTGCAAGTACCACATACCTCTTCCAGGCAACTACAATCCCAGACAATCGGTGGCACTTTGATACCATCTGCATTTACTGGATTTTGACGTATATCCATAAGATAAGAAATAACATTGGAATTGGGACTGTGAGGAATCTCAAAGTTTTCCCAATATGGATCAAGGTCTGGTCCAAACTGTCTCTTGATTTTAAATGGAACAGTTGTTGTCATGAGTAAATCTCGTTTAGTTGCCTGTTTACACGAACAAACGTAGTGCATTTTGGCAAATCCTTAATGCACCTTGCACCAGCATAAGTTAATGCACTACGCAAACCCCCCAACATTTCCTCTACTGTATTTTTTATTGGTCCTTTGTAATCAACATAAACCATTTTCCCTTCACTTGCACGATAATTTTGTTTTTCTCCATAATATTCTATTTGTGCTTCTGTAGAAGACATTCCATAAAATTTCATTTTATCACCAGTATTTTCACCATTACACTCATCGTGTCCTGCGAACATTCCACCGAGCATTACAAAGTCGGCACCAGCACCAAAGCTCTTTGCAATATCTCCCACAACTGTACACCCTCCGTCTGTGATAATATGTCCGCCTAATCCATGAGCCGCATCCGCACACTCTATGGTTGCGCTTAGTTGTGGATACCCCACGCCAGTCATCTTTCTTGTAGTACACACGCTCCCAGGGCCAATGCCAATCTTCACAATGTCCGCCCCAGCGAGTATTATCTGTTCCGTTGCTTCTGGTGTGCATACATTTCCTGCGATAAGTATAGAATCTCTTGTTGTTGAATGACCTCTTATTTTTTCAACAAATTCCATAAATCTTTCAGTATAACCATTTGCAACATCAAGACAAATCCACTTAGACTCTGAAATTGTGTCCAGATTTGTATCAAGTCCAATTGTCTGTATTAGGTCTGAAGGTGTTTGGTAGGTGTATTCAACGAACTTACATAATGCAGTTAACATATCGTACTTTCGTAATGCATTGTGCATCTCGTAAGTACCTGTGTGGTCCATATTTGCTGCAATGATTGGAACACCTGTCCAATCATTCTTGGAATGACGAAATGTGAATCTTCTGGTAAGGTTAGCGTCTTTTCTGGTTGTAAGTGTAGAACGTTTTGGTTTTATAAGAACATCATTAAAATCAAGTTTAACATCTTCAATTATTCTCATTGTCTATTTTTTTCCTTTAGGTTGGTTTTGTCGGCCATGTGACGTTGGTGAGGTTACCTTGTTCGTCTAAGGTTGGTGATGCAGTAGACGGCAAATCACGAAGTGCTTGGCGATAATCTTTTTGTTCTTGTGTCATTGTCAAATCTTGTCCTGCCCACCAATCTGTATCTGATAAAAGTGCATTTCGTGTTTTTCGTATAAATTCCATGCAAATTTGTTCATTTGTAGGAGATTCAATGCCATTTCTCTGAAGTTGTAATTTTGCTTCTTCTTGATCAAACTTAGTCATTGTTGTACCTCAAACAAATAACAATATAAGTCAGTTGTCGTATGAGAATTCAGATATACTCCATCAGTATTACTTGAAAGTCGTTCTACCATCATAACATAATCTGGTGTTGTACTGCCAGGTGAAGTATCATATACCCATAATGAAGTTTGAGTATATTCATCTCCTGCTGTGTTACCCGTTTTACTTACAACAAGGTCTGTCCCACTATTAGAAGCTGTAGTTCCTAGACGAATCGAAGCTTTAATTAATGCATTAGATGTTCTAGTTGCATAGAGATAAGCAGCCCAATGAACTAAAACTGCATTTCCTGAAGTTATTGTAATTTGATCTCTTACATCACAAACAGCAGTTGAACTCGTAATTTTAGT